GCCTGTGCGCCGATAGGATTGCCCCCAAGCCCGCCCTAACCCGGTGGGCTTTTTCTTTTCAGCCCCCCGCAGCGATCCCACAGGCACGCTATACGCAAGAGGCTTCGGCTGCGCTGGGGCGATCTATCACTCCTTGATCGAGCAATCGATCTTGCCCCTTCGGGGGCTTTTTAATTTTGGCAACCAATAGTCGGGCTACCCCGGCGAAGGGTATGGGGCATGGCACAAGTTGGGGGGCAACCCGGAAACACAAATTCGTCAAAAAACAACAGGTTGTGGGCCGAAACGATTAGGCGCGCAGTTGTTCAATCTGACGGCAAGAGGCTGCGCAAGATTGCCGAGGCATTGCTAGACAAGGCCGCAGAGGGCGACATCGCTGCAATCAAGGAATTGGGCGACCGCCTGGACGGCAAAGCCACGCAGCAGATAGAGCAAAAGACGGAATTGACCGGCACCGTTGGTGTCGAGGTGTCCAAGCGCCCGCAACTGACCAAAGAAGAATGGCTTCAAGCGCATGGCTTGGGAACCACAACCCGGCCCGCAGGCTAGCGCGCTATCCGCCGATTGGTGCGACGAGCTTTTCTATGGGGGTGAGCGTGGCGGCGGTAAGTCGGACTTCCAACTAGGCTACCAGGAAGACGGGGCGCTTCGGTACAGCGGTAAATCTCGCGGCATTATGTTCCGCAAGACATACCCGGAGCTTGAAGAGCTGCAGGCGCGGGCTAGCGAGGTGTTCCCGGGCACTGGCGCTGTGTACAAGACGCAGCCTAGTGCGGACTTCCCGTTTAGTAATTGCTGGTATTGGCCGAACGGTGCAACGGTGAAGATGCGCTTCATCGAGCACGAACGGGATTACGGGCGCTATCACGGCCACCAGTACACGCACATCAGCTTTGACGAGGTGACGGAGTATTCAACGCCATCGGGGTTGTTGAAAATGCTGTCCACGCTGCGCAGTCCGCACGGTGTACCTTGCACCATGAGGGCCACGGGCAATCCTGGCGGCGTTGGGCATGGATGGGTTAAGACGCGGTACATAGACGGGCGCGACCCGTACACGCCGTTCAAAGACCCCGATACGGGCTTTAGCCGCATGTTCATCCCGTCGCGCACGGCGGATAACCAGATATTGCTGCAGGCCGACCCGGAATATCGCAACAGGATCAAGGCGGCGACGGGCGGCAATGATGCGCTGCGAAAGGCGTGGCTAGAGGGCGACTGGAATGTAGTTGCCGGGGCGTTCTTTGATTGCTGGTCCATGTCGCGCCATGTTGTGCGACCGTTTGAAATTCCAGATCACTGGATGCGGTTTAGGTCGGGCGATTGGGGTAGTGCAAAGCCGTTCTCTTTTGGCTGGTGGGCCATCGTTTCGGACGACATGAAGACGGACGAGGGCATCATTTTGCCCCGTGGGTGCATGGTCCGATACCGCGAGTGGTACGGCATCAAGCGTGACGCTTTCGGTCAGTTGCAATACAACGTTGGGCTGAAGATGACGGCGGAAGCTGTTGGCGCCGGACTTGCCGAGCGTGAGCAAAAGGACGGGAACATTGACTACGGTGTTCTAGACCCTGCGGCGTTCACACAAGACGGCGGGCCATCAATTGAAGAGCGTATGCGGATCGGCAGCGGTAACAAGATCATTTGGAGGCGGGCCGATAACAAGCGGGTGGCTAGGCTTGGGGCACTCGGCGGGTGGGATCAAATGCGCAGCCGGTTGATTGGCGACGATGACGGCAACCCGATGGTTGTGTGCTTCACGACATGCGCCGATTCCATACGGACTATCCCGGTTTTGCAGCACGACCCGGACAACCTAGAAGACTTGGACACGGACGGCGAGGACCACGCTGGGGACGACTGGCGCTATGCCTGCATGTCCAGGCCGTGGGTTAAGCCCAATCTGGCATCGACGCTGCCGCGCTACCCGCAAAGCAGAACCATCAATGAAATCATGGAAGCGCAGCGGCGCAAACGACTGGAGAACGAGTAATGCAAGCAACTTTTGCAACCTACAGCACGGCGGCGGCTGTCACTGCGAGTGACACGACCATTGTGAACTGCCGCGCAATCTATGTCGGCGGCGCTGGCGCTGTTGCCGTGAAGACGCAAGCCGGGGCGACTGCGGTAACGCTGGCCGCTGTGCCTGTTGGGACGATTCTGCCAATCCAGATCGACGGCGGGAAGATCATGAGCACGAACACGACCGCAACTAACTTGGTGGCACTGTCATGAGCATCGCAGGCGAATTTGGGGCTGGAACGCCCGGGGGAACGGCGTATAGCAACACCATTGGGGCAAATGTCGCTAATGGCGGGATGGTGCCGCTCAAGAAGGACGCAAGCGGCAACCCCACATCTCTTCTGGTGGATGGGGCTGGGAATACGGTTAGTCTTGGCGCGACCACATCAACATGGGCCAATCGCGCTGCACTGGTGACTGCTGGCGCGACTCAGGCATTTTTTACCGACGTCGGTGTGGGTGGTAGCTTCTGGTTTTACAGTAGCGGTCGCTGGCGTCCAGTCGGCGGTCGCGCGGTCTTGAAAAACCTGACGACGCTGGCAACGCACAACACGTCTACCCGCGCCATTCTTGATTACGCAACGATCCTTGCTGGCCTTTGGCAAGATGGCGATGTGATCGAAATGGAGTGGGGCAAAACCCTTTCAGGGACAGATACCGACTTGACGGAAACCGGACTCGGGCCTGTGGCAATCGCATCCTTTGGCGACTCAATGGCAATGTCCACTGCGATATTGACCAACAGCAACCCGCAAGTAGCTGGACGGTATCGCTGGCGCAAACTTGGACCGACCAGTGTATTGCCCATGTCCATCTCGGGTTCTGTTGGCTACGGCGCTGCCGGAACAATCGCGGCGACTCCGACGATCACCACCAATCTGGATACCACGCAGTCTTATTTGCAGATCAGTTCAACCTTGACGACCGGCGCTGGCGCAATTACAACGCTGCGTTCCTTCACGGTAACGCTGATTTCCGGGGCCTAAATGTTCTTTGGATTTACTCCGCCAACGGGAGGCGCAACCCTGCGCAACAGGGAGCCGTCGCCAGCGCCAGCCACGATGACAAGCATCATCGACGAAACGCTGCATGTGTCGTCAGGGTCCGCGCTTGATCTGACGGGCTGGCGGGTGACGGCAAAGCCAGCGGGGTCTAGGGGTCGGATCACGGCCAGCGGGCGGCAGCTTCTTGAAAACGGCGTGCCGGTCAAATTCAACATCGCGCACCATCAGCCTGATGCAGTTTTCTACCCGTTCCCGGCGACATATGCCGAGATTGATGCGGGCGCCCAATATCTGGCACGCAGCGGGTACAACTGCATCCGTGCAATGGGTATCGAGCATTTGGTTATGCGTGGCATTGATGGTGCGGCGGTCTACAACGCTGCGCTGATGGACAAATTCGATTACTTCCTGGCAGCGTGTAAGCGCGAAGGGTTGTATTGGGTCATCACGGTCCAGAGCTACAACCTGTTCATGGACTTGGAAGGGGCAATCAGTCGGTATGAGTACACGCCCAGCAGCACATGCAAGGCGCGGATTTTCACCGAGGGCGACGTTCGGCAGAACTGGAAGGATGGCGTCTCGGCGTTTTACAACCGGGTGAACCCATACACCGGTATCAACATCCTGCAAGACCCGGCGCTGCTGATGCTGGAACTGTACAACGAAGCATCGGCGATCTTCTGCGCGACAACCGCATTCCCGCCGATCTGGTTGACCAGGAATGTCGGATCAACAGCAGCAGCGCAAACATGGCCTGAGTGGCTGCAAGACGTAAGCAAGGCGCACGGTTACGCGAATCTTGCTGCGCTGAATGCGTCTTGGGGGTCTGCACACGCAAGCTACACGGCCGCGGCGAACGCGGCATTGCCGCCATTGGTTCCGGGGACCGTTCCATCATCGCAGCAACTGATCGACCTGTTTCTGTACCTGCAATTCCTGGAGACTGATCTGCACACGTTCTACGTGTCAGCACTGACCGAATTGGGATACACCGGGCTGCGCTCGATGCACTGCGTCTACTCGCAGGCGGGAGAGATTCGGGAGGCGCAGAAGCTGGCGGCAAACGATGTGGTGAACATGCACCATTACGCAAATCTGGTGAATGATCCTGTTGCGTATCTGCCATCGCAAAACGTCGAAACGCCATTGTGGGACTACGAGTATCCGGCACTGATGCACCTATGGGCGGGAGGAACGGCAAAGCCGATGTGGTTCGGAGAGGGTGGTGACATAGCGTGGGGTACATGGAGGCACCATTGGCCCCTGGTTGCTGCTGCGGCGGCTTCGCATGGCGCTGTCTCGATTAGCTTTTTTACGCAGGGCGATTTCTTCCCGACGAGCTACTACAACGACACCAGCACGCACGGCAATAGATTCCGAAAGCTCGATGCGTTCGCTGCACCGGGGGCATACACGAACGACTTCGTGCGCGTGTTGCTGGCGGCGTTGTTCCTGCGTGGTGATCTGGTTGAAATGACCGGAACGCTGAACATCACGTACAACGACCGTTATCTCGGCGTGAACCCGCGCAGCACTTTCAGGGCGCAGCAATACTACCTAGCCGGGTTGTACCTGCCGCTTTATCCTGCTGCTGCATTGGCAAAGGCAACGCTCAACTGGTCGAGCGACACGGTTGACGACTCGCTGGCTTTGACATGGTTGCCGAAGGACTGGTACACGATCCTGACTGAGTTGCAAGTATCTGGCGCAATTGCAGCAGATCACCCTGCATTGATTTCGGCAACGACCAACCGGGGGACCGTCACAGCCATTGCCACGACGGGGACGGTTGGCGGGCTGGCGGCATCGACAACGCAGCCGGTGCTCACCCTGAGTGCCGCGCATACGCTAGTTGACAACGATGTGATCCACGTCACCAACATCAGCGGAACGGCGGGTACTGCTTTCCGCAACAGCCGGACAAAGGTGAAGGTCGGGACCGGAAACAATGTCAGGGCCGAGTCTGGATTGAACCTGTCGAGTTATTCAGGCTACGCCACTGCCGACTGGTGCGAAGGCGCTAACGTGCTGACATCGGGCAATCAGCTATGGGGCATGTCGCGCCGTCAAAAGTGCGGATGGATCAACACACCAAAGACGATCTATTACACATGCACATCAGGCAAGACCCTGCCCGCAACATACGGAATACTGCGCGTCGACTCTCTTACGAATAACAGCAGCGTTTGTGTGGTGAGTGCCGACGGTCTTGCGTTGACAAGCTCTCGGAAGATCATTCTTGGCGTGGTCGGAGTTGCAGAAAACACCGGCATGGCTTTCACCGATGCCACGCGGCAGACGCCAACTGACATGGGCGAATACCCTGTCATGCAGTTGGATGCAACGGCACTGCTGACCCTTGGTGTGTCGAACCCGCATGAGTGGACCTTGTACCGCCTTGGGCGCAACGGTGACAGGATTTCGCAAGAGTCCCCGGCGCTGATTACAACCGTTCCCGGATTGCAGGTATCGCTGCGCACCGGAGTTGTGCACCCAACGGTGTTTTGGGAACTTGTCCGATGATTCCCATCCCCTGCCGGTACACATAGAAATGCCTACCAACACAGCCCGCCTAGAGTGGGCTTTTTTACGCCATGAGTGACGAACAAGCTACCACGCTAGAGCGTGCGACAGACCTGGGCAAAGACCCGAAGGCACTGGCACGCCGCTGGAAGCTCGAACTCAAGCTAGCCGACAAGCGGGAGCAGGGCTGGCGCAAAAAGGCGAAAGAGGTGTACGGCATCTATGCGCCCGAGTCCGCTGGCGCAAACACGTTCAATATCCTGTGGACGAACACCGAGACGCTACGGCAAGCGGTGTACAACAGCCAGCCACAACCAGACGTGCGGCGCCGGTATCAGGACGAAGACCCGTTAGGGCGCGCTGTTGGTCAGGTGATGACGCGGGCGCTTGAGTTTTCCGCCGACACCTACGATGAAAACGCGGTCTTCCAAGGCGATGTGCTGTCGATGTTGCTGCCCGGTCGGGCTGTGTCCCGCGTGCGCTATGTGCCGCAGATCAGCGGCGGCGGTGAGCAGCAGGACGCCTATGAGCAGATCGCTTGGGAGCAGGCGATTCTTGAGCGGGTGCAGTGGGACGACTTCCGCATTCTGTCCGCCGCAAAGACGTGGGACGAGGTTTGCGCGGTTGCGTTCCGCCACCGGCTGACCCGCGAGGACTGCGTCGAGAAGTTCGGCGAGAAGGTTGGTAACGCAATCCCGCTGGATGCCGTGGCGGACGAGGACGTAGCCAAGTCTGACGAGAAGGAGTTGTTCAAGACCGCCGAAGTGTGGGAGATTTGGGACAAGGACGACAAGCGGGTTCTGTGGATTTGCAAGAACTACGCCGAACCGTGCAAGGTGCAGGCCGACCCGATGAAGCTGTCGGGCTTCTTCCCGATCCCGCGTCCTTTGTACGCCATCGAGAATGATTCGACGCTTACTCCGTCTTCGCTGTACACGCAGTACGAGCCGCAAGCGAAGGAGTTGAACCGCATCAGCACGCGGATTAACAAGCTGATCGACGCTTTGCGTGTGCGGGGCATCTATGACGCCACGTTGACCGAGTTGGGCAGTCTGATGAAGGCTGCGGACAACGAACTGATTGCATCGCAAGGCGTCACGGCACTGATTGACCGTGGCGGGCTGGAAAAAGCCATTTGGATGATGCCGATTGACACGGCGGCGGCGGTGCTCAAGGTGTTGTACGAGCAGCGCGAAGCGACAAAACAGGTGATCTATGAGATTACCGGCATCTCCGACATCATGCGCAGCGCGACCGACCCGAATGAGACATTCGGCGCGCAGAAGATAAAAACGCAGTGGGGCACGCAGCGGCTTCAGAGGCTGCAGCAAGAGGTACAGCGGTACGTCCGTGACCTGATCCGCCTGAAGGCTGAGGTAGTGGCCGAAAAGTTCCAGGTGGAGACGCTGGAGCGCATGACGCTTGTCAAGTTGCCGCACCAGGCCGAGGTGGACGCAGAGAAGCAAAAGATTCTCGCGCAGTACCAGCAGCAAGTGATGCAGGCGGTGATGAATCGCCAGCCGCAGCCGCCAATGCCGCAACTACCAGACCCGATCACATGGGAGAAGGTCGTACAGGCGATGCACGACGACGCTACCCGCACGTTCCGGGTGGACATCGAGACGGATTCGACGCTTGCGGCAACGCAGGACAGCGACATGTCTGCCATGCGCGACTTGCTCGGCGGGCTGGCGCAGATGATTACCGGCTTTGGTCCTGCTGTTCAAGCGGGCGCTATTCCGATTGAGGCTGTTAAACAGATCGCCATGGCGGTTGTGCGCAGGGCGAAGATGGGCAGCGCTGTCGAGGATGCGCTAGACAAGATGCAGCAGCCGCAGCCCGGGGCCGACCCGAACGCGGCGAAGATCGCGGCGGACAAGGAAATCAAGCAGGCCGAGATGCAGCACCAGATGCAGCTTGAGCAGATGAAGGCGCAGGCTGCGGCGCAAGTCGAGCGCGAGAAGATGCAGGCACAGATGCAATTGGAGCGCGACAAGGCGCAAATGCAGGCCCAGGTCGATCAGAACCGCCAGCAGGTCGAGGCGCAGCAGCAGCAGGCCAAGATGGCCGCAGAGGCGGAACTGTCGCGCTTCCAGGCCGAACTAGACGCACAGAAAGAGGCGCAGCAGTTGATGCACGACCGAGAGTTGGCGCAAATGAAGATCGATGCCGACGAATTGAAGTCGCAGCGTGACGCACAGGTGAAGCTGCAGATTGCCGAGATGAGCAAGCAGACGGCGATGGATACGGCTGCGCTGTCGGCTCAGACGGAGAAAGAGAAAGCCAGCCTGTCGGCCAGCACGGAAGAGCGCAAGGCGAACCCATCGAGGCCGACACGCGGCAAATAGAGGCGGAACTACTCGCCCTGCAGATAGAGCAGGAAAACGAGGATTTGTTAGCCCTGATCCTGTAGGAGAACCATGCCAGTTTACGAAAGTGCTTGCTTGCAGTGCGGCAAGCGGCATGAATACGTGCGCCCTGTTGCGCAGTTCCTCGACACGCCGGAATGTTGCGGGGCGAAGACGGAAAAGCGCATCTACACCGTGCCGATGGGCATTGTGGACATCCCGGCTTATGAGTCGCCCGCGTCGGGCAAGTGGATCACCAGCCGCAGGGAACGGATAGAGGATTTCAAGCGCACCGGCACCCGGCCATGGGAGGGCATGGAACAGGAGAAGAAGGAGGCGGCTAGGCAAAAGGCATACGACGATGCCAAGCTCGACGCCAAGATTGACCACACCGTTAGAAAGGCGTGGCAAGAGTTGCCCGATAGCAAGAAAGCCCAGGTCTTACAAGCCTGACACCAACCGCCCACCGAGGCGGTTTTTTTACGTCTGGAGATAGTTGAATGCTCGAAAACGAAGGGGCAACCCCCGAAGTTCCGAACGAAGTTGAACAAGCCGAACCCGTCGAAAAGTCGATGGACGACACGATCCGCGAGACGCTGCGCGGGTTGCGTGAAAAGGGCGTAGAGCCAGAGGCCGAAGCGAAGCCGGTCGAGTCGGACGAAGAGAAGGCGCAGCGGTTGCGCGACGAGCAGGGCAGATTCAAGGCGGCAGAGCAGGCCCCGGAAGCCGCACCGGAAGTGCCGGAAACCCCGGCATCGCCCGCGCCGAACACATGGAGGAAAGAGGTTGCCGAGAAGTGGGCGACGCTACCGCCCGAAGTGCAGGCCGAGGTCGCACGGCGCGAGGCGGATTTCCACAAGGGCATTGAAGGCTACCGGGCGAAAGCACAGTTTGCGGACTCTATCGAGCGGGTATTACAGCCGCACATGCAGACGCTGCAGGGCCTGGGCGTTTCGCCCGATGTGGCTATCGGTGAACTGCTGTCGGCGGATCACAAGCTGCGGTATGGCACGCCGCAAGAAAAGCAGATGTATTTCCAGCATCTCGCGCAGTCCTACGGGGTAGACCTGAAAGAACTGCCCGAGATGCAACCAATGGACCCCAACGTGCATGCGCTCCAGCAGGAGATTGTGCAGTTGAAGGGGTGGATACAGAACCAAACCCAACAGGGTCAGCAAAAGGAGATGCAAGAGCTAAACAGCACGCTTGCGTCTTTCGCTGCCGATCCAAAACATAGTCATTTCGAAAGTGTCAGGGGGCACATGGCTGCGCTTCTACAAGCCGGTCAAGCCACCACGCTAGAGGATGCCTATGAGCAGGCCGTCTATGCCAATCCGACGACCCGCGCCGCAATGCTCCAACAGCAATTGCAGGCAGCGAGGGACGAGGCGGCAAAGAAGGCACAAGCGGCAAGGGAGACGGCAAGCATCAATGTGCCGCGTCGTCCGTCCATGCCGGTTAGTCAGCCCATAGGAACTATGGACGAAACCATCCGGGCAACCCTGCGCAGATTGCAGAACGCCTAAAACACTGAAAGGAATCAATCATGGCCTCTCCCGGTCAAGGTTATTCGGCGGGTAACTTCGCCGTCTTTTCCGAACTGGTCAGCACGACCTATCGGAATCACCGTAAGGACATTACGGACAACGTTTGACACTAGACGTTATAAAACTGTGTGAACTACTGGGAACCCCTTAAGTCTAAAGCACTACAGCGTAGCTGGTAACGGCAAGCGCGAAGGTTTGAAAAGATTTGGAATTGGGCAATCAGTAACCAAGCGGCCTAGGAATAGGTTGAAGGTTCAACGACTAGGGCATGGAGTCCAGACCGGACGGTAAAGCCCCACGAGCGCACAGCATTTGTTTTTTACCAGAGAGGGGAATCCCGAATGGCGGTTATCTACGCACTAACTTGTTCTGTCAACGGCTTTGCATACATCGGCGTCACAAGCGCCAAATTGTCGAAGCGACTTCGGGAGCATCGGTGCTTGTGCAGAAGCGGCAAGCACCACGCGTCGAAGTTGACGGAAGATTGGTTGAAATTCGGCGAGTCGTGCTTTTCCATGACTGTTCTGGAAGAGGCGGCGTATTCGCATCGGGGCGCGCATTGCGAGGCGGAACAGCGATGGATAGACCATTACTCCCGCATCGGAAAACTGTATAACGCGCATGACCGATCATCTGGACTTGGCGCCGGAATCTCTCGCAAGGGAGTAGAGGCATCGCGCCATGTTGCGGGGAACAGGTGGACGCCTGAGGCGAACGAAAAGCGTAGATTGGCACAGCTTGGAAAGCCAAAGGGGCACGGCGCAAAGATCAGCGCAACCAAGCAGGCTAGAAAACAATTGATGAGATAGTCTGAGCTAACGGGAAACCGTTAGAAGACAGGATAAAGAGCCTGTCGATAACACTGCTGAGTAAACACAACGCGCTCTATCGCAAGCTGACCGAGGGCGGACGTGTCCGCGTCGAGGACGGCGGCTTGAGCATTGTGTGCCCGCTTGAATACGCTGAGAACAGCACTTACCAGCGTTACAGCGGGTATGACACGCTGAACATCAGCGCAGTCGATGTGCTGTCGGCGGCGGAATTTCCGTGGCGTCAGGTTGCCGTGAATATCGCGGTGTCCGGTCTGGAAATGCGGACCAACAGCGGCGAGAACCGCATCATCAACTTCGTCAAGGCGAAGGTGAAAAATGCGCAACACTCGTTTGCCAACGGTCTGTCTATCGACCTGTACAGCGACGGCACGGCAACGAACCAGATCGGCGGCCTGCAGTCGTTGGTCGCGGACGCTGGCACCGGCACTGTGGGCGGCATCAATTCCAGCACCTACACGTTCTGGAAAAACATCGTGCAATCCGCTGCGGCCCCGCTGCAGGGCGGTTCTGCGATTACGCCGTCTGCTACCACGATTGAAAGCCTGATGCTCCCGATGTGGATCAAGCTGACCCGTGGCACCGACACGCCTGATCTGATCGTCATGTCCGATGACTACTTCACGTTCTACGAGCAATCGCAGTCGAGTTTGAAGCGGTACACGGCGGACGAGAGCGGCAAGGGCGGCATGCTTGGCATGAAGTACAAGACCGCAGACGTGTTCTTCGACTCGTCGGGCGGCATTCCTGCGGCTCACGCCTACTTCCTCAACACCGACTACTTGGAAATGATCGTCCACCAGGACGCCAACATGACCATGCTGGACGATGTTGAGTCCATCAACCAAGACGCGATGGTGAAAACCATCATCTGGCAGGGTAACGTTGGCGTGTCCAACCGTAGCCTGCAGGGCGTCATGAAAGCCTAAGAAGGAGGGCCATAACATGTTCGCAGCAATTGGTCCCTATATCGGTACGCAGCCTTTCAACGATTGGTTTGTGCCCGATACCGTCCAACGTCACCCGTTGGGCACCAAGGTCGTTGCCGTCGATCCCTATTGGGGTCTGGGCACGTTCATGTACGTCAAGTCTGCTGACGCGATCCTCAAAGGTTCGCTTGTCATGTGGACCGAAGCGTTCAACGGCGCGCTGTTGCCGTCCACCGCAGGGCAGGGCTTCCCGTTCGGCGTTGCGATGGCGCCTATGGCGTCCGGTGTTTACGGCTGGATTCAGGTTGAGGGGCGTTGCGTCTACAAGACGAATGCGACCGTTGCCGCTGATACCGCCGTCGCCGTGGCCGCTGCTGGTATCGCCGGGACTCTTGCCAATGGCAAGCAACTGGTGAACTGCCGCAACCGCGTGGCCGCAACCGGCACCGTGACCGTTACCGCTGCTACGCAGTCGGGCACCGGTACGCTGGTGACGAACGGCTATGACGGGTTCTTCATCGGCATGGCGCTGTCGGGTACGGGTATCCCGGCCTCGACCGTTGTCGCCGCGCTGGACCCGGATGGTAAGCGTATCTACACCGGCTCGGCGATTGCGACCCTTGGCGACAAGAACAGCACCGCTACCGGCTCGATCACGCTGACCGGCACCTACACGGGGTACGGCTCTGCCGTCATCAACAACCCGTTTGCGCAAGGCCAGATCGTCTAACGATTTGCCTTGAGCTTGAGGCGCCCTCTTCGGAGGGCGTTTCTATTTGGGCATGCCGTGCCTACATAGAAGCGCTACCGCTTTGCACTGGAGAAAAACTGAATGGCCTACGCCGACCCCGCATCCCGAGTTCCTTTTTTCATGTTCCAAGACCGTGAGCACGGCTCCGACCCCGAGAAGTCGAAGGAGGCGGGCTACGAAGTGCCGCGCCTGATGACTTTCATTCTGATTACGCCGCACGGACACAAGGGCGATCCGCTGGAGTTTTTTGCGGAGGAGTTCATCGAGCGCAAGGGGCGCGAAGCAAGGGAGGGTCGATACGACCACGCATGGGTTAGCGAGTTCAAGGCGGGCTTGGCCGCGCACCGCGAGGGCAAGGAAATCCCCCGGCACGGCACGCCGCTGATTACGTGGGAACGCATCTTGAAGTCGCGCCGGGAGCAACTGGTGCGCCGGTATCAAACGCTTGAAGACTTGGCGGCGGTGCCAGATTCGTCGCTCGGCGAGATTGGCCTTGATGGGCGCGTCCTGCGGGACATGGCGAAGGCCGAACTGCAGGCGAAAAAAGACCTGTCGCCGGTTGTGATGGAGCTTGCGTCTGCGAAAGAGACGATGCGCCAGCAGCAGGAACAGATTGACCAACTGATGGCACGGCTGGACGCGCAGGAGAAGAAGCGCGGACGGCGTGCGGAGACTGAGACGGCCTGACTATGAACTGCCTGCAAATCATTCAGACGGTGTGCAAGCGCATCGGCATCACTTCGCCAACGGCGGCAGTCACGTCCACTGATTTGCAGATACAGCAGATTCTCAGCCTGGTGGAGGAAGAGGGGCAGGAGCAGGCCACGCGGTTCGCATGGCAGGCACTGCGCGGCGAGGCGACGTTCACGACCGTGGCGACCGAGGTGCAGAGCACGCTTGCCGCGATCACTACGGGCTTTGATTACATCGTCAATGACACGATCTGGAATCGTTCGCTTCGCCGTCCTGTGTACGGTCCTAAGATCGTGCAAGACTGGCAGCAAGCGAAGGCAAGCCAGATCACCGGCCCGTTCAATTCGTTCCGCATCTTCTCGGACGCTATCTACTTCAACCCGGTCCCGTCCGCTGGCGACGAGTGCTATTTCGAATACCAATCCAAGAATTGGGTTAGCACCAGCCTGGGCGGTACGGATGAAGTCTGGACGAACGACGACGACACGGCAAAACTGAGCGATCAACTGCTGGTGCTTGGGGCCGTTTGGCGCTGGAAGCAGGCGAAAGGCTTGGACTATGCCGAGGACTATGCCAAGTACGAGCGACGGGTAAACGATGCCTTCGCCCGCGATGCTGGCAAGCCGGTGCTGGATATGTCTGGTGCGCGGTACGAGATACAGCCCGCGATTGTGGTCTCTAGCGGGTCGTGGAACGTATGAGGGTCGCACAACGTCCCTTGCGGCGGCATCAGGTCGCGCAGACGGTCAGCGTGTCCGCGCCCGTTGCTGGCTGGAACGCACGCGATCCGATCCAGAAGATGAAGCCGGAAGACGCGGTAATTCTGGACAACATTTTCTGCAGCCCGTATGACGTTTCGGTAAGGCGCGGCTATAGCGAGTGGGCCACCGGCATGACGGGCACGGTGAACAGCGTTTGCAGCTACTCGCCGCCGACAGGGAATCAGGAGCTATTTGCGGCGGTCGGTGAGTACATCTATGACGTGAGCAGCAGCGGCGCGGTTGGCGCTGCGGCAGTTTCAGGGCTTACGTCAGACAAGTTTCAGCATGTCAATTTCGGCACCAGCGGCGGGAATTACATGTACATGGTTAACGGGGTCGATAAGCCGCAACTCTACGACGGCTCTTCGTGGGTCGCCGTGGATGGTGTCTCGACCCCGGCCATTACGGGCGTGACGACGACCAACCTCATCAATGTCTGCGTGCATCAGTCGCGGCTTTGGTTTGTCGAGAAGAGTTCGATGAAGGTCTGGTATCTCGCCACGTCCTCGATAGGTGGTGCGGCGACGAGCATCAACTTTTCCAGCCTGTTCAACCGTGGCGGCTATCTGGTTGCGATGGGTAGTTGGTCGCTGGACGCTGGCTACGGGATGGACGATTACGCGGTCTTCGTCACGTCTGAGGGACAGATTGCGGTCTATAAGGGCAACGACCCGTCTAGTGCCGCGACATGGGCGCTGATCGGCGTCTATGACATCGGCGCACCGATTGGGCGGCGCTGCTTCATGAAGTACGCCGGGGACTTGACCATTGTTAGCCGGGATGGCCTGTTGCCATTGTCGAAGTCGTTGATGTCGTCGCGGGTCAATTCACGCGAGACGCTGACCGACCGGATTCAGCACGTCATGGGTGAATATGCCGTGACGTATGGCGCTAATTTCGGGTGGGAGGCGGCTTTGTTCCCGCAGGAAAGCATGTTGATGATCAACGTGCCGATAAGTTCCAGCGTGTCATATCAGCTTGTGATGAACACGACCAGCGGGGCGTGGTGCAGGTTCAAGGGCTGGAACGCCGCGTGCCTTGAATTGCATAACGATCTGCTGTACTTCGGTGGCGATGGTGTTGTGTGTAAGGCATGGGATACATATGCGGACAACGGCACGAACATCGAGTTCGAAGGCCAGCAGAGTTTCTCGTATTTCGGCAATGCGGGGCAGTTGAAGCAAATCAAGATGCTGCGCCCGATCATCTCGACGGACGGGGAAACGGGCATTTTGATCGGCGTAAACACCGACTTCGATACCACGGCGCCAACGGGCACGCCGACATTTAGCCCGAGCACGACTAGCGTGTGGGACAGCGCGACATGGGATAGCGCGGTCTTCGGTGGTGATCTGTCGATCAAGAAAGAGTGGCAGACGGCTTTCGGGCTTGGGTTCTGCTTCGCTGCGCATATCAAGGGCGCGGTGAACGGCAAGCAGCTACGTTGGGCGTCCACTGACTATCTGGTGCAGGGCGGCGGTGTCGTCTAGGCTGGTTTTCGGCGAGGACGTGTGCCGCTGGACGGCGCGGCGCACCGGAGGCGAGTATTACGCGGGATCGGGTCAGGG